TTCATTGAAGCGGTGGAAGCGGTCAAGCATGCCGACACCGAAACTGCAAGGCGAACTACTCTCGACACCGAACTACTGCAAGCGAAAGAATCAGAAGCCAGCGCAGTAGAAGTTGCTTGTGCAACTGCTCATGCTTGGTTCCTTTCGACCAATAAGAAGCATGGCGGTAAGAAGCAACTAGCCGATGCGGCTCAGGTATCTGAGAAAACCATTGGGCGTTATATTGCAGGTGGTCACGTTGCAATGGTCACAAGTGGCAAGGTAACTGCATCAGAAGTTAATTCTGCCATTGGCAACTACTCAATGAGAATTGCAGAAGTTGAGAGAGTGAACTCTGTGAGCGATTGGCAGAAGTTACTCAAGGCATGCAAGGCAGTTAAGAAGTCGGGCGCGGGTAAGGTAACGGGCAAGGCATCAACGCCAGCAGAAGCAGAAGCGACAGAAGCCAAGCCAAGCAAGAAGTCGGGCAACTCATGGGAAAATCTAGCCGTTGAACTGGTCGGTGAAATTGCACAAGGCAACGTTTCATTAGGCAAGGTTATGGACTACTTAACCGAGTTGGTCAGTATGCTGGGAATGGAAGCAACGCAAGAAGTAGAAGTCTAGACAGACACCCAAAAGATACCCCCGAGAAATCGGGGGTATTTTTTTTGTCCAGGAGGATTTTGAAACTGACAGTACCGTCAGACTTACTGGCTTACTGGTGTGCTGCTGATGTATGGCTGCCGTTTTGCTGGTGTATTACTGGTGTGTGACTTGACTTGAGAATAGAATCCATAGGTGGTAGGATTGACGTAGTCAAGGTGATAATCACTGAGACCCTGACAGTACCGTCAGGATTATGAAAGGATAGCCGATGGCTAAAGGTAATGGGATACGTGGGATACGTGGACATAACGTACCTACTAATCGGGTGCTGCGAACTGCCTCTTATGTACAGGTAAGAGGTAAGCCACGCCATGCACTACGCAAGGCAACTGCCACGCCAGTACGGGTGGCATACACACAAGATGCTATCAACCAAGCGATAGCCAAACTGACAGTACTGTCACAACGGAGTGCATAGCATGATTACTAAAGACATTGAAGTGCTGGCTTACTACGAAACTATTGACGGGTCAGGTGCAATGCTGAGTCAGATGTTCACCTACGACTGTCATAGATGCGACTACTCTCACGCTAGGGGTAGCCGCTTACTATCAGAGATTGCTAGGCAGATTGCCGAGCATGTATTAACGCAAGAACATCAGGAGAAATGATGCGTACTACATGGAAAGAAATGGTTGCCTTCCTTATGGATTGGCGTGACTATCTGAACGGACTCATACCTGCAAGTCATGCAGATTTGGGCTGGTCAGGTACTGACAGTGATACCCCTATCTATGATGAGTTGCTGGCAATGGCTAAGCATTATGGCTGGGCTTACCCAGGAGAGGAGATGAGTGACAATGGCTAAGACTGATGCAGGTATGAGGCTATCATACTGGGTTGAAACTGAGGTCGATAAACTCATTGACTCAGGTCATGGCATAAAGAACTCACACATAATTGTGGGTGAGTGGCTAAAAGAGATGGGCAACCTAGAGTGGATGCCTGAAGAAGATGGTTGGTCAGGTTACTGTGACAACTGTCAGGAACTAACAGTACTGTTAGACAATGAGGAGGTCTGATGACTGAGATAGATACAACATACCTTGATGTTGAGGTAGATGAACGACAAGTCGTATGCTCATACGGTACATGCACTAGCACCATAGACATGGACAATGATACATACGCACTTGATAGTGCTGAGGATGCGTACTGTGAGGCTCACATCTTCCTATGCAACTGGTGTGACTGCACATTCCCAGACACTGAGGTACATGATAACCTTGTTGGCTACTGCCGCCCATGTGGCAACACGATGACTACATGTGACAGGTGTGGTCAGGTTCAACATGAGAACGACATGTACACTGTTAGCAGTGATGATTGGTGTCATAGTTGTTACGAGAATTACTCTCGACATTGCACTCGTTGTGATTTTAGTTACGACCCTAGAAATGGTAGGTGTTGTGGTGGTAGCCATGATGTTGATGACTATGGTTACAAGCCTTATCCTCAGTTTCATTGGGTAGAGAATGACCCTGATGCTGACCGCCATGTATTCATGGGCTTTGAGTTAGAGGTCGAGTCTAATGGTGATGACTATTCCGGACCAGAGTTAGTGCGGTCACATCTAGGTGACCTTACTTACTTCAAGGAAGACGGCTCACTTGATGACGGCTTCGAGATAGTCACACATCCAATGACCCTTGCCTATGCACACAGCATGAATTGGGAATGGACTAAGGGACTACTGGACAAGGGCTATCGCTCATGGGACAGGAGTTCGTGTGGCTTACATGTTCACGTTGATAGACGTGGCTTCAATGGTAGGTTACATCAGTATTCATTCACACTGTTACTCATGCGTAACAAGGCTTTGTCTTACCTGATTGCAGGTAGACAGGGCAACTCGTACGCATCCTTTGACAAGAGCGTACGAACAGAGATACCTAAGCACATGAAAGGTCAATACAATAATGCGCAACGGTACTCTGCGGTCAATGTACTACCAACATCTACCCTTGAAGTGCGTATGTTCAGGGGTTCACTAAAGAAAGAACGCATACTCGCTGCACTTGAGTATGTGCATAGTGCCGTAGAGTATTCACGCGGTGCTAGGTCAGGTGTCGGTGCTGAGGAATACCTAACAGCACCTGCATTTATCCAATGGTTACGAGGCAACAAGGCTTTGTATCCAAACCTATTAAGTTACATAAACAAGTCGGTCGAGTTCGGCTTTAGCGAGAAGTCCTATACTTCTCAGAATAATGGAGAGTAATTATGTGTATGTTATGTGTATCCCTTCCAGGGTCACGACCAACACGCGAGCAGTTAGAGATTGCTTGCTACAACAACAGCGATGGCTTTGGCTACGCAGTACACCATGGCGACCACATTGTGGCAGGTCGAGGTATGCTAGTAGACGTAACCATTGACAGGTTCTTTGCTGAGTTAGATAAGAACCCCAACGCTATCGGTATGTTCCACGCACGTCTTACCACACACGGTACGACACACGTCGAGAACAATCACCCATTCAGGGTTGATGGTCGCAAGGACATTGTGTTAGGTCACAATGGTATGCTTCCGGTCATGCTCAAACCTGGTGACAAACGCTCAGATACCCGTGTGTTTGCTGAAGATTTGCTACCTAACATGGGTGTCGATGTGCTCGATGACCCTGTGTATTTCAAGCAACTAGAGGAGTGGGCTAAGGGTAGCAAGATTGCTATCTTGAGTACATCACCTGACTTACAGCAAGAGGTGTACATTCTCAATGAGAAGGACGGTCACTGGGCTGGGGGTGTGTGGTGGTCTAACACCTCATACAAGTCACGCAGTTACTGGTACACAGGTGGCTATGCATCCAAGGAAGACTATGACTTGTTCGAGAACGACAAGCATCTACTGTTATCATCTGATGAATTGTTGGATGCTGACGGTACTGTCAGAACTATCTATGATGTGTGCTACCATTGCTACTCACATCTACGAGAGGACGACTACAACGAGGGTGCTTGCCTATCATGCAATACATGTATAGACTGCAACGAACACATGGCACACTGCATGTGCTACACACCCAACAGGGGTAACAGTACTGTTAGAAGTAACGACTACTGGTGGGAACAAGAAAAGAAACAACTAGAGAAGATGGACTGGTAACATGACAGAAACGATTAAGATTACATACGAAGTTGAGTACTTCTACCATGAGATACTCAAAGACATGCTGGACAGTGGTGAGTATGGGTTGGGACAGCATCCTGTAACTGACGAGGCTATTATATACAATGCACTAGACAAGTTTGTTACCATGAGTGATGGTATCCCTATGATACCATCAGCCTTTGACCAAGCAGGTGTACTCACAGTGGAAGATGATAGAGGAGAACTTCTCTACCAATTTCCAGGGTACAACACACTAGCACAGAGAGAAGATGACTATGACACACGAACATTCGAGTAGTAAGCACGGAGTTTACGCATTTGAAGTATCTGGAATATCTAAAACCATCAGAAGGAGAGTAGATAGTAGGGAACTTATATCTAGAGATGGTTCTGGTCGTCCAAAGTCTATGCCTAGTCCACGTAAGCGTCAGAAGATGAGTGAGTTAGTACTTGAGTTGCCTGACTTCGAGAATGCATCATGCAAGGGTGTTGGACACAAGGCTTTCTATGATGATGGCTTAGAGGTTGAGGCTGCGATAGACCAAGACGATACAATCTGGTGGTCAAGCAAACCAGTACAGCATGCATACCTCAGGCGCATGTGTCTGTCATGTCCAATCGTGCAGAAATGCAGGGAATGGGGCATAACCCGTGAGAAGTATGGGTTTTGGGGTGGTATGACTGCTACTGAACGTGCATCAGAGCGTATCATGCGTGGCATAACTGTTAATGAGATAGACTATCAAGTACACATAGGAAGAATAGAACAGAGAGAAATAGGAGATGGTATATATGAATCAAGGTAGTTTGCATGGGTCAGGCTGGCTGACCAATGATAGAAGTGATGATTGGGATTGCCCTGAGTGTGGTGTCGAGGTCATTGACATAGACGTACCGGCAGACGATGACGGTACTACTGTTAGTTATTGTCCCGACTGTAACTATGAGAAGATAATCACAGATGAGCAACGTCTTGAGTGGACCACTGACTATGACAGTGAGCAAGACTATGGAAGATAATAGTCCATTGTTCCTGCTCGATATGACAGATGAGTTCAGAGAAGAGGCAGGTGTGTGGTGGAATACACGCGCACATCCTGCACTCAAGATGTTAGTTGTATCCGCTGCATACTATGAGCATCTAGCACATGATGTAGTACATGCAAACGATTACCTTAAGGAAGTGACAGATGAAATGGATTAACGTGGCATCATACATACTCAACTTCATACTGTTGGTTGCTGTATCAAATGCTAAGACAACTATAAATCGTTACGAAAAAGTTATGAGAATGTTAGGTGTTAAATGAGAACAAGGAAGAAGGAACTTGATGCTATCTCCGATGCACTGTCACGACCCGCCGAATCTGTGGATGATTTAGCCAAAGACGTATGGGACCTGATAGATTCATACCGTCGTGAACGTGATGTGTATGTGGTTGGTGTTAACTATCAAGGAGTAGGACAATTTCTCTTTGGACCATACGAGTCAGAGGCTGTGGCTACCAAAGACTTCGAGGGTCGTGGTAACATACAAGCACTCAAGTCCGGTGATGTTGCTAGGGTATTCAAGGTGCAAGCACCTAGTAAAATCTTCAACGACACGCCGATACAAGGTGATTTATTTGACACTCGATAGCAATGTAAGTACTATCATATATAGTACCTATAAAGAAACCCCTTAAGGGTTTCAGTTATAGTTATTCATTACTCTCCTAGTGATGGGTGGTGGGTGTGTGTCAGTTCATGCTCACCACCACAAGGCAGCACCAAGTGGTCAACAGATGATGAGGGGAAGCATCATCTGATTGTTCGGGTGCAATCCCTGTTGCTGCCACGCAAGTAACAATAGAAAGGACACTAGATGTCTGTGAAAATAAATGGGTATGACTTACCAAGTCACATCTCATACTCACAACTAACCACATGGTTAGATTGTGGTTGGAAGTACTACCTATCACGTATCGTTCAGTTAAAAGAGGATGGTTCTTGGTGGTTAGTAGGAGGTTCATCAGTTCACGAGGCTACCGAAGCCTTTGACCATGCGATGTACGAGATTGAGGGCAAATGAGTAGCCCAACATCACCAGAAGTATTAGATGTTCTGTGGAAAGATACGTGGGACAGGGTAAAAACCGCTCACAGTGCCTCTACGGGGCAGGAATCGGCATTGTGGAGGAAGGCAGGTCGCACCACCAAGGCTAACCCAGACGGGGAAGATGAGTCATGGTGGTTCTCAGAAGGTCGCAGCATGCTGGACTCATGGGTACAGTTCCGGACTGGTCAACTAGGCTGGAGTATCTGGACTACACCTGACGGTAAGCCTGCCATTGAAATCTCAATGACCCCACACATGGGTGATGTCCCAGTCCAAATGGGTATTGACCGTGTGATGGTGACACCAGATGGTGAATTAGTTATTGTAGACTTAAAGACTGGCAAGTACACACCATCCTCAGACTTACAGTTAGCACTGTATGCTGTGGGTATGGAGAAGACATTTGGTATCCGACCAAAGTATGGTACTTACTGGATGGCACGCAGTGGCACAACATCACCACTGATTGACCTAGATTTCTACACTAAGAACATGATAGAGAAAATAGTTGGTGATTTCGACAGAGCACGTAAGGCTGCACTGTTCATCCCTAACTACAATCACTGCAAGATGTGTGGATTCAAGACAGAATGCGAATGGAACAAGGAAGGAAAGTAATGACTGAGAAAAACTATGTAGTCAATGTCAAGACAAGCAAGGGTACTATCGTCACAGCACGTGGAGATAGTGCAGAGGAACTAATCAGCAACATCAATGCACTTGTAGCAGAGGGTGCAGCCGATGCCATTGCGACACTAGAGCAAGTACTGACGGGTATGCCACCGGTATCACCCAGTACTAGCGCAGTCGATACAGTGGTTAATGCGCTAGGTGGCACAGTAGTAAGTGAAGCACCAACCACTGGCTTCGCACCAGTACCACCACCAACCAGTACACCACTGCCTACATCAGCAGGTCAGGTGTCATGTTCACATGGTTCAATGATTGGTCGTAAGGGTAGCGGTGCTAAGGGTGAATGGAAGGGTTTCTTCTGTCCAACACCTAAGGGTACACCGGACCAGTGTCCACCTCAGTGGCTCACCAAGAAAGACTATGCTTGGAATAGCATCTAATCTAATCACTACCTAGGAGATAACATGAAAACACTAATGAGAGCAGTAGGTCGCCCCGATATAGGGGGCGAGCCTATGCCACCAGTGTTTCGTGCATTTGATGAGAACCAAATCATCTTCCGTAGGGCAGAGGTCAGCATGATTGCAGGTCAGCCAGGGGCAGGTAAATCCACACTTGCCCTTGCGCTGGCCCTGCGTATGCAAGCACCGACCTTGTACCTATCAGCGGATACCAATGCACACACTATGGCAATGAGATTGTACTCAATGATTACTGGCAATTCACAGTCAGATTCAGAGAAGATAATCTCTGAGAATCCAGAGCAAGCCAAGCAAGCACTAGCCCAAGCATCACACATCTACTGGTCATTCGATTCCAACCCTGGACTTGGTGACATTGATGATGAGGTAACAGCAATAGAAGAACTGTTAGGTGAATCACCTGCACTAATCATTGTAGATAACCTTATGGATGTGGCGGTGGATGGTGGCGAGGAGTTTGGTGGTATGCGCTCTGCTATGAAGGAGTTGAAGTACCTTGCAAGAGATACCAATGCGGCTGTGCTTGTATTGCATCACACAAAAGAATCCTACAACGCAGACCCATGTCCACCACGAAGCGCAGTACAGGGAATGGTTAACCAACTACCAGCACTCATCCTTACAATCGGACAACACCAAGAAATGATGGCTGTTGCCCCTGTAAAGAATCGTTATGGTAAGGCTGACCCATCCGGTAACTCACCAGTGTGGCTGCGATTCAATCCTGAGTACATGTACTTGGCTGACCTGGAGGAGGCACGATGAAAGGTGTAGATGGAATCTACGTTCGTGACAATCCCAATCCAAAACCAGAACTAACCTTAGAAGAACTGTATCAAAAAGCATTGGATGATATAGTATTCTTAAGGTATGCCAATCGTGGATTGAAAGATGAGTTAGCAATTTCAAATGACATTAGACACAAGCAACATCTAAAAATAGTGGAGTTAGGTGGTACACCATGAGAAAGAAAAGAATCAAGTGCAATCAGTGCCATCAAGAACAAGAGACAGCAACAATCTTTATTCACATAGTTGAATGCGATAGGAATGTAAGGCACTACGCAAAGAAACTCATTGCCGAACTGGAACGAGAACTACGTGAGTAAGAGTAAACAAAAGGGTACCTCAGCAGAGACTGCTGTAGTTAACTGGCTTAACAGTAAAGGAAGAAAGCATGTGGAACGACGAGCACTATCTGGCCTTCTTGACAGGGGCGATATTGCTGGCATCCCTGGTGTTGTTCTGGAGATAAAGAACCATCAACGCATGGAACTATCAGCATGGCTCAAAGAGTTAGACGTTGAGATGATTAACGACAAGGCAGATACCGGTGTAGTAATACACAAGAAGAAAGGTACTACTGATGTAGGCATGTGGTACGCCACAATGCCAGTACATGGATGGTATAAACTGTTGGAGGAAGCAGGTTATTAGTGGAGAAGCACAGCATACTCGCAGTGCTTGAGCATTATGGTGGGTCAATCTACCGTGAGCGTATGGGTTGGCAGAAACTTAAGTGTCCATTCCACGATGACTCACATGCATCAGCCACTGTTAACATAGAAGAAAACGCATTCAATTGCTTTGGGTGTGGCATCAAAGGTGACACCTACAAAATCATTATGGAGAAGGAAGGAATAGGATTTCGTGAAGCAGTCAAGGTCGCAGAAGGAATCACTGGGCAAAGCAGTTCTGCACTACGCAAAGTACATAGCGGAGGCAGAGGGGTATCTAGCAAGTCGGGGAATCACCTTAACAGACGCGCATACAGCCCACCTGGGCTTGGTCGTAGAGCCTCTACCAGGCCATGAACAATTCATTGGCAGGCTAGCCATTCCGTACATCACACCTACTGGTGTGGTGGACATTAGGTTCCGCTCCATCAGCGGAGAAGAGCCTAAGTACATGGGTATGTCAGGCAGTGAGACAAGGTTATACAACGTAGCAGCAATCGGTCAGGCAACTGACTTCATAGCAGTATGTGAAGGAGAGATAGATGCAATCACGCTCACGCAAAAGTGTGGTATCCCAGCCATTGGAGTTCCGGGAGCAAATTCATGGAAGAGACACTACTCGAAACTCTTACAAGACTTCGAGCGTATATATGTATTTGCCGATGGCGACCAGCCAGGTTCGGATTTTGGCAAGAAACTTGCGAGAGAAGTTCAGGGAGTTATTGTAATCAACATGCCAGATGGGGAAGACGTTAACAGTATATTCAACAAACAAGGAACAGAGTTCTTTAGGGAGAAGGTAGCAGCATGAGTAAGATGAAAGATGAATGGTATGACGAGTACTTCGGAGAGGGATATGTTTACATCTCAGGAGATTTTGGCAGTGATAAGCCTGCTTCAAAACTTCGGGATGAAGATAGAAAGCGCGAAGAGGCTAAGCAGCGACACCCTTCTTCAGGTAACTCTAAGTTTGCCAAAGAAGAGGTAGAGGATTTCTGCTTGAAGTTTGCACTGTATGACATTCAGGATGAACTGGCAGATATCTTGCTGAGCAAGCACAATGACTATGGTCCAAAGAATATCAGTGATGCACCGGGCGGTGCTCTTAATGGTATCCGTGTTCGTATGCATGACAAGACTGCAAGGCTTAACAATCTTATAGATAACAATAAAGAACCGAAGCATGAATCAATCCGAGACACACTCGTGGACATCGCCAACTATGCAACCATTGCAATTATGGTCATAGATGGTGTATGGGACACAGAGTAAACAGATAAGGAAACAACATGAAGCGTATCGTAGTACTATCCGACATGCAAATACCGTATCAAGATAAACGTGCAACTCGTGCAGTTATGAACTTTGTTGCAGACTACGAACCAGATGAGTTGTTCTGTGTAGGTGATGAGGCTGATAGCCCAGAACCTTCACGTTGGAACAAGGGTTTGGCTGGAGAGTTTGAAGGAACTCTACAGAAAGGTCTAGACGAGACAACCAAGATAATGACTGGCTTCAAAGAAGCCTTAGGCGACAAGCCTTTTCATACAATGAGGAGTAATCATGGAGACAGAATACAAAACTACGTCACGCGATTTGCCCCTGCTCTTGCATCGTTACGTGACCTTGAGTATTCCAAGTTACTTCGGTACCGTGAGAACGAGATTACATATCACGATAAATTTTATCAGTTCACCCCAGGATGGATTCTCGCTCATGGAGATGAGGGTCGTGCCAACAAACAACCTGGTGGGACTGCTCTTACCCTTGCTAAACAAATTGGGGCTTCGGTTATCTGCGGTCACACGCACAAACAGGGTATACAACATGAACACACCGGCTTCGGTGGTCAGATTAGACACAAGTTATATGGGGTGGAAGTTGGCCATCTCATGGACATATCGCAAGCGCACTATCTCGGACAGACTGGTGCTAACTGGCAACAGGGATTCACTATACTCTACCAACGTAGAGGCAATGTGACACCTGTGAACGTACCAATCAATGGTCGTTCATTCGTAGTTGAGGGTAAGGTTTATGAGTTCTAATGATAATTTTGTCCAAGAGTATGAAGGTATGGTTCGACAGATTGCATCCGAATATCATCGCAAGTATCCAATGGTGGAGAAAGCAGATTTAGAACAAGAGATTTGGTTGTGGTTCGTGCAGCATCCACGCAAGATGGAAGAGTGGACAACTACACATGAGTCAAAAGACTCTGACAAGTTGATTGCTCGCTCCCTTCGGAATGCTTCGCATGACTATTGCATCAAGGAGAAAGCACGAGTAGAAGGATATGCACCTGATGATGTATTCTTCTACAAAAAGGAATTCATCAAGATGATGATTCCTGCTGTGCTATCTGATGATTGGCAAAAGATTGAGAATAGCATGGCTAACATGGGGCGTACAATGAAGGCCCCGTCTGAGTCAGGTGACTTCATGGCTTATGCTGCGGACATCAAGAAAGCATTTGAAGAACTTGATGAGAAGGAACAGAATCTAGTGTTCCTATTCTATGGTGAGGATGTTGATTCAAAGACACTTCATGACATGGTTAACAATGAACGACCAACTGCTAGGGCTACAGCAATGGCAGCCAATCGTTCACTAAACAAGATGGTCAGGAAACTTGGTGGCTTTGCGCCACAAAAAGACAATGACTATGTGGAACAGAAAGTTGAAGTAGATGATTTGCATTGAGTGCCGTAAAGCAGGGGATGCAGGCAAGTTAGCACATGAAGTATCCCTTGCTCATATGTTCCGCAGGGAAATGTGGTATAAGGCTAAGACCTTACATGCTATGTGCAGTGCAGTAGATTGCTACTGTCAGCACATGGTTAAGGCTATAGATTAAAAGCAAAAAGACCCCCCTTGGATTTCTCCTTGGGGGGTTTTTGCGTAAGGTCTAACTTATGCGGAAAGGATATCCTTAGGGTCTAGACCGCCACCCTTTTTCCAACCTGGACCTTTTTGAAGTTCCATGTGAAGATGAGGACCTGTGACATTTCCGTCTTTACCAACCTTACCAATTACATCTCCAACTTCAAGAGCCTGACCGACCTTGACACTGTTGGAGGATAGGTGAGCAAAGAGAAGGTGACCACCTGCAACTTTAACCAGTACGGAATGTTGACCGAAAGCATCACCCCAGCACTGACCAACCTTAGTTACTTTGCCAGCGATAGGTGCAACTACAACAGCACCTACTGGTGCAGCGTAGTCAATTCCTTCATGACGACCGGAGGACCATCGAGGTCCAGCAACTCCGAAGGGTGTCGTGACCTTATACTTCTTATCTTGCATCGGTGAAGCCATTAGTCTTCATCCTCTTCTCTTAGTGGAATAGTTACAAGCCAGACTAGAAAACTGACACCAGTAATCAAGCCAGTTACTTTTTTTGCACTGCCTTCTAAAGTAAAGTAAGCAATGGCAAGACCACAGAAAGTATACGTTTCTGCAGTAATCTTCTTTAGATATTTCTTTAGCCAGTTAATCACTTGACTCTCCTAATTTGGGCTAGTTGTCCAACAATGATTGCGGATACAACAACACCTTGAGATGTCTCACGTGATTCTGGTGTCATGTCTGCACCAATATTGCTTATCGCTTTCAATGCTTTACCTGGGTCTGTAAATAGTACGTTAAGCAACTCAGTTGTATCGTCAAAGATTTCAATGGCATCTGCTACTTCAGCAGTCAATATGACACCGTTCTCTAACATAACTGGTTGCTCTGGTGGTAGGTCTTCATAGTCCAAACCAGATTCAGCAAACGCTTCAAACGTAATTGCCTCACCTAGGAACTCTTCAACCAAAGCATCTGAAACAAGTTCACGTTCTGTGTCAGTGAGTACACCATCGGACATGGCGTCATCTATGACTTCTTGTGTAACTTCTTCTAGGGTTGGTTCTTCTTGTATAACTTCTTGTACAGGTTCAATAGTTACCTCTGGCTCAGGCTCCACGCTAGGCTCTACAGTAGGCTCAGGAGGCTCTATAACGGATTCTGAGGGACTTTCAGACGGTACGGGTACCTCAGGTTCAGGAACAACATCTAACTGGGAAGGGCTAGGTGTTGGTTCTAGGGTCTGAGGCACTTCTGGTAGTATTATTGGAGTAGGACTTGGTTCTACTGTAGGTTCAGGTGTAACGCTAGGCGTTACTACTGGTTCAGGAGATGGTGATTCACTTTGAGTAGGTTCAGGTACTGGCGTTGGCTCTGGGTCCAGAGTTGGTTCAACGCTTACGACTGGCTCAGGGCTAGGACTTGGCACAGGTTCTAAGATAGGAACTATGCCGTTGTACCAACGCAATGGAGAATCCAAAGGTAAGTTATCTCTTACATATGAGTTGTAAGATTGTGCAAACCCACCTTCGCAGAACAAACGTGCTATGTCACCCTTGCCATCAAAGAAACTATTACTGTTATTCCAGCCAATGGAAAATGTTTGTTCTGTTCCATCATCTTTGCCACAGGTAACTTCAGCAATAGCCTGTTCAGCAAACGCACTTGCTGGTGAAGACACCACGAACATACTTGCTACAAATAAAACAATCCCTAAGCGGAATAGTTTATTCAATTACTTCTTAGAACCTTTTTCGTAGGATGCAAAGATTTCATTTACTTCTGTGTTAGTTAACTTACCATCTTCAAGATATGCACGGCATAACTTCTCAACGATAACTGCACAAGCACCGATACCTGCCATTGCTGCGGACTTCCATACCTCAACACCGAGGATAGAACCAGCACCAATTACACCAAGACAAGCCACAGCAAATGCTGCAACAATCTTCTTAGCGATTTCAACCATTATAGTTTCCTAACTGTTACTAACAACAAGCCACCGTAGCCGTTGCTGTCTTTATCTGGGGAAGATTCATTGGTAAAACGAACCTCTTCAATTACACCTTGGAAGGACTCCTCGGTTCTGTAGTCCTTAACAGTTACAAAGTCACCTGTAACTTCAAGGTCTTCTAGAGTTTGAACCACATCATAGGCTCTATCTTTGTAACCAAACTGCACGTTGTACTTGTCCATCTCAATGTCATAGCAAGATAATGGGTACTGATATATTCTTTGACGAGGTACGCCAGGAATGGACTTTAATTGATAAGACTGTAGTACGGGATAATCTGTTATAGGTGAACCATTGTTAAGCGTATATTTAATTGCAATAAACTCTTGACCACCCACAGGTTGTGATAGTTCAACATTCTCACCAAGAGATACAGAATCTAATGTAATAATTTCATACTCATTACCAGCATGGTCAATAGTTTGAACAGCAATACTGTCACCAGTTGCTATCAGACCACGTGTTTGTAAGTACTTAAAGAACTTAGGTTCAACGGTTCCGTAACGAATCTTTCCTGTCTGCAAGTAACCAGATGAACGATAGTCAGTTGTATGCTCCACCTGCAGTTCACCAGATGCTCCACCCTCTTCAATAACCATGACTAGACGGTCATTAAGATTGTAAACTTCAGTGCAATCTGAACTATCTGGAGTTGACTGGTACTCTAAGTCGTATGCATGAGCAAATGTTCCATCAGAAAACTGTTGTGATAAATCAACACGGATAAGAATACCATTTATATTTCCAGTACTATCTGCTGCTTTAGTTGCTGCATAAAGATAAGTTCCTCTTGATGTAAAACCGTTAACGGCATAAGCACTTTCAATAACAAGTGGACCTAGCGTTATGTCACCATCAATACTAACTGGACATATTCTTATACCCTTAGTTGTGCCAACAGCAAGATAACCAAGGTAGTAATACATCGATTTAACAATTTCATCATCAGGTAAACTGACGTTCATTGTTGAACTTGATAAATCTGGAAGTAAGGTTGAGTTATTAGCAGCGATAGGAGCGGCATCAAAACCTATTTTCCAAATTTCACTGTTATTTCCTGCATCACCACAAGCATAGATACTTGTTGGTCCAGCAGTCACATCTCTCCAAACAAATGTTGGGTCAATATGTGTTCGTGAATCATATTGCTTACCAGAGGGTAAGGCACCATTGTGTGCGTTGGTATCACCTTGAGTTGTGTCAAGAAGATTTAAAATGTTATCTTCACCAAAGAATACAAAACCTTTTGCATACTTAACAAAAGCATTATTATTTCCGCCATCGTGCCTTGCAAAAACAACATCGGATGCAAGTGTACCAACATCACCACGATGAATAGCACCACTACAAGTAGCATAATATTTTCCACCAGATGTAGTTACAGAAGTAAAGGGATAGGTTGCACCGGTATGACCCATTGGTGTTGTTGCACCAGTTATACCAGATGCAATATAGGTTGCAGTGTCCATTGGACCATTTGGTGCAGTAACACCAAGGCTAATTTTTTTTAGTACACCATTGGCATCACCAGATACAATAACATCTTTAGTTCCATCATTACCAGTTGCAGCATTAATACCTTGAGCACCAGTGTAACCATGAAACACATCAAGATGTAAACGCAATTCACCAGTAGTCCAGATGTCTACACCACGAGAGTCGTGGAATCTATTGGAAGTGTACTCAAAGTCAGTACCTGGTTCGTAAAACTCAATGCCAGCACCGTTGTGCCAAGATGTTTGTGAACGTACCCACCAACCAGTAAGTGACTGCTCACCTGGTTCCCTGCTGTTATCAAACTGGTCTTTCTTGTATTGTGCAGTCTCACGGCGGTAAGGATTTTGATTGTCAACCTTTAGGATAAAAGGTACGCTGTTAAAAGATACATCGTAAGCAACATCAGTTAGGTCAAAGTTTGTACCACCAGCATTATATGAAATATCATATTGAAATTCTTCGCTAATGTTATTGTTGACTGTCATTACTTAGCCTCTAGTTCTGCTACCTTAGCCTCAAGAGCGATAAGACGTTGTTCAAGGTCATTAGAGCGAGCCTTCTCACGCTTAACAACGTCCAGTAGATAGACGGAAAGTTTTTCATATTGAACTCCTTCTGGAATTGGTGTTTCAAGAACTTCGAAAGTTTGATTACCACTTTCGTCAACACCAACTTCTACAGTCTTGTAGAAAACTAAACGTGGCTCAATTTCTGCAACTTCTTCAGCAATAAGACCAACGTATGACCATCCTTCTTTGTTGTCTACGTTAGATTCTTTTGCCTTAAACCAAACTGGTCGTAGTTCAAGAACTTTATCTGCTGTTTCGTGGTCAAGAGTTTCAATATCTTTTTTGTATTTTGCAGATGAACTTAGTCGGCGCAACTGACCATCTGATGAAGATTGAACGTTTGCCGAACCAGAAACTGTGTTGTTATAAACTGCTCCCCAGAAAGCGGTAGTGCTTCCGAGTGACAATGCTCCAGAACTGCTTGCATTAAACGCAGCAAGTTGAGAAGTTGATGCGTTATTAGTAAATTGAAGAATTGCATCAGAACCATCTCCAGATGGTTGTCTAACATGAAGTCCACGTCCTGCACCAGCAGATGTAACACCAGAAACAATAGCACCACTTATGTCACCTGTTGCAGTAATAGCAGCAGCATTAACCGTTCCAGTAAATGTTGGACTAGCAGTTGGAGCCTTAGCATTTAATTGCGTTTGAATTGCAGAAGTTACTCCGTCAACAAAGTTAAGTTCAGCAGTAGACGCAACAACACCATCAAGAAGATTCAACTCAGCAGTTGACAAAGTTGCACCATCAAGAATGTTTAACTCTGTAGAGTCAACAGTTAATGCAACTCCACCATTAAGAGTTCCTCCAGTAACAACTGGACTAGTTAAAGTTTTAGCAGTTAAAGTTTCTGTACCACTGATGGTAGCAAAATTTCCATCAGATAATGCAGTGTTAAACTGTGCAGTTGTACCAGTTAAAGTGTTGCTAGTTAAGTTAACTGTTTTGTTGGTTAAAGTTTGTGTGTCTGTTGTACCAACAACTGAACCAGTTACACCATGAACTGCAGAAGTGGCAGCAATATGGTCCTGTGGTTCTTGTAAGTCACGAGCAGTAATCATGTGCTTTACTACTGCAGCAGCAGCGTGTGCCTGTGCTGACGTACCATCTATACCACGAACAATGGTTAATGAATTACCACCAGCACTAGCAGTAACCGTTACAATCTCTTCGGTTGCAGTGTCTGGGTCAATCACAAGTGTGTACTGGTATGTAGATGGTAGTGTTGTAACACTATTTAGTGTCATAGTTGTTACGCTATTATTGATTGCTACGCTAAGAGTCTTAGCCTCAACTGTTGAACGATATTGACGGGCTGCCATGATTTACCTTATCGGGTGAAGTGGATGCGGATAGGATTACGGTCATTAAGTTTTCTTGTCTCTTCAGCAAGACGCTTATCATAAAGAGCAAGTAAGTATTTGGATGCGTTAGTACCAGCACCATAAGCACGACCAGCAATTTGTGATTGTTGGTCAGACTCAGCAGAACCAAAGGTCAAACGTCCTGGGTCAATGAAGGATGCTAGACGGGCAGATGCACCAAGGATGATTACATCTTTGCAAGATGCAGGTAAACCTGTAACTGTTTCAAAGTCATCATCATTAGTGTCCATTACTGTCGGAGCAGCAGTGTAAAAAACTTGAACGGTACGGCCAGGCTCAATACCAGAATACAAACTAATACTATTGCGAGAATTAAAGGTATCAGTATTAGCCATAGGGTCAATCCGATAACCACGGACAGGTAACCATTCTTTAGATGGGCCAGTAGTCTCATAAGATACTCCAAGGACTGTTTGAACTTCTTCAGGAAGTGGGTACGTAGACTTTGCTGTAGAGAACGAGAAAGTATGTGTACCTGTGGTGTATAGGTCCGGAAACGTTGACAGGAGAGTTTCATTAATTGCATCCTTGACATCTACAGATGGGAATGTAGGAGAGATGATTACACGTGCACCATTCTGGTGTGTTGCTGGTTCCGTACCATTGTAACCACGACCATAAGGTGGGATGTTTAATGTTCCGGAAGAACGGTCATAAGAATCTACATAGATAAGTTCATCATCAATCTGGATGATACCGGTTGAGATGTTCTGTGCAGAAGCAACACTAATAGTAACTGCTGTTGAGTTTACTGCTGCAGTAAGGTGAGTCTGACGGTCTTGACGTAGCGTAAACCCTGCTAGTTTACGTACAACCTCATCAGTCATTGAGCCAAATGTTGCCATTATCTATATCCTGCCGTTTTCTTTGCGATAGTTTTAGGTTGTTTAACAAACTGCTTACCTTTAGCAGTACCCTTGCGCTTGGCATCAGAGGTCTTTTTGTACTCTTCTTTGCTAAGTGCTTCTCTGGCTTTCTTAGGTAGGTAGCGTTCTCCAGTAGCCTTCTTACCTTGAGTACTATTCTTTCCAGACTTAGTAC